TTGGTAAATGCCCTAAAGTTGCGATGTGTGGTATGATGTCTCCTCGTGAAACTCCATACTCGAGTATTGAAGCCGGTGTCGAAGTGTCACGACTCCTGAGTAACAGGTGTTTTGGTACACGACGACCACTCAAACCTCTACTTCTTACACAAGTTTTACTACTTATTTTAGTTTTACTTATAGTTTTAGTTTTAGTATACCGTAACAGAAATCGATGAAGTTTGTCGCTACAATTCATGAACCCATGTTTGATTTCAATGATAAAAAGTATATCCGTTATATAATTCCAGCAAAAGTATCGGAAATTATAGAACGAATGCATATAAATAAATGGAAATTACTCATGAATGAAAATATAGATAATCCAATCGATGGAAATATTCTAACAGTCAAGGTACCATTCCGATATAGGAGAGTGATGTGTGACGTGAGGGGACGTCCTATTCAGTCTCTAATGAGGGGTGACGAAGTTGAAGTTGAAATAGACTTCAAGGGTGTATGGAATGTTGGTAATCACTCGGGGTTTTCTTGGATACTCTCCAGCTCTTTTACTTCTTGAGTGGCATCGGGATCATTGGGGAGATCGATGGTTTTAAGACCACCTTTCTTAAAATTCATAAACGTGTTAAGTACACCCTGGAGACGAAAAACCTCTTGGGTTAACTGTTCGATGTTCATTTGAACTTGTTTAATATTTTCATCAATATCTACAGTAGGCATTTTACTCAATTAAAGTTTATCACCTTTAACTAAGTAATTCATGACAGTTCTCACTAGGACCGGATACCTGATAGATTCGGGTCCAATCCAAGAAATTAAAAAAGAATTAACGGTAAGACCCATCGTAAATGGTGATTTTGGATTTCCTCCACCGCCTTTCAAAGTTTTCAAACCAGCTAAGAATGGAATCTGCGTTCCCAGATTCTATGGAACCTCTAAACTTGGGGAGCCTACACTCGACAAACGACCAGAACCAACTAAAATTACTACCCGATTTTCAGGACAACTTCGTGACGCCACACACCAAAACGAGGCATTCGGAGCAGCTATTAAAGCAGGGCATGGCGTCCTTTCTTTACCGTGTGGCTATGGCAAAACGACGGTATCCCTGGCCATAGCTTCTAAACTTGGGTATCGCACTATGATTATTGTACATAAACAGTTTCTAGCGGACCAATGGCGAGAACGTATTAAGCAGTTTTGTCCAGGTGCTACAATCGGTGTCGTACAACAAAATAAAAAAGAAGTTGAGTGTGATTTTGTCATCGCCATGCTTCAGTCCCTTTCATTGAAAGAGTATTCATTTTCAGATTTTGAAAGTATAGGAACTGTCATAGTAGACGAGGCACATCATATATGTGCCAAGGTTTTCAGTCAGTCTCTGTTTAAACTATGTCCTCGTCATATTTACGGTCTTTCAGCGACGCCCGAACGAAAAGATGGTCTCACAAAGGTTCTTCACTGGTTCATGGGACCTACCTTTTTCGCGGTGGAACGAAAAAACCAGGAACAGGTGGAAGTATTCCCAGTTACGTTTGATTCTCCAAATTATAGAAACCCACCACCATCTATGCGAAACGGAAAGATTTCAATGCCCAACATGATCACAGAACTCGTTGAAGATCGCAACAGAAATAGGATGTTAGTGGAATTGGTGAAAAAAGCTTCGGGTGGTAGTAGACAACTACTCGTTCTCAGTGATCGTCGTTTTCATTGTGAATTTCTCCACCAGTGCTTTCCAAAGACGTCTGGACTCTATATGGGTGGTATGAAAGAAGCCCAACTTTTAGAATCTTCAAAGAAGAAGATTATTTTTGCAACCTTCAGTCAGGCTCACGAAGGTCTTGACATCCCAACACTCGATACTGTTATTTTAGCGAGTCCTAAATCTGATATTACACAGAGTATTGGACGAATTATGCGAGAAACGAAGGGAAAGAAGAATGAACCACATATTTATGATGTTCATGATCCATGGTCAGTCTTCACAGCTATGTATTACAAACGAATGAAAGTATATCGTCAAGGTGGTTTCAAAATACATGGAAATCACGTTGGAGAGATTAAGAACGAATTCCCTCAGGGAAAGTGTCTGTTTTTATAATCTGACCCTCTATTAAATGTCGGGTGCATTAATACAACTAGTCTCTAAAGGGGTTCAAGATGTGTATCTTACGAGTGACGAGGGACATTCATTCTTTCGTATGAAATTTACAAGGCACACAAACTTTTCTCAAGCTCCAAAGTTTATTAAAACTGTTCACTCGAATGACACCTCAATTACGATCCCCGTTTTAGGAGATGTTATCAACGGACTTTGGTTTGAATCAAGTGATACGAGTAATGCCAATATAGCATCTAATTTGTTTCACAATTCTACACTTGATTTATACGTGGGTGGCCAAAAGGTGGATTCTCAACACTACGATTACTTCGCTGAGATATGGCCGAATTATTTAGCCGATACATACAACAAATCTCAGGAACTCAATAATAAAGCTTCAACATCAAACCAAACGTTCGTACCGTTACACTTCTTTTTCTGTGATCATAAAGCCTTTTTACCTTTGATAGCGTTACAACATCACCAGGTTGAAATAAAAATTAATTTTGATGAAACAGCTGTCGCAAATTGTAACGCAAATGAAAAGAAAGCAGAATTCTACGGTAACTATGTGTACCTGGATAAAGAAGAACGAGAATCCCTGATAAGTCGAACACTAGATTTTGTCGTGACACAAACACAAAAAATAGAATTACCTCTCGAAAGTGTTACAGATAACACAACACAATCAGGTGGGTACAATACACTTGATATTTCGTCGTTTAATCATCCAGTTAAGTCTCTCTTTTTTGGATATGGGTGTTCTACTTCAAATTTCGCGGGTGACCGTTTCTCATTCATTAATGCAGATTTATTCATTAATGGTATTTCATTCCTCGAAAACATGTCTCCAACATATTTCCATACAGTACAAAATTATTACAAGTCAAATTACGGACAAACTGAATTTGATATAGATAGTCATACAGGTGTATACACACGCTATTTTGTGTATCATTTCTGTCTCAACGCATCTGATTACAATCCAAGTGGTTCATGTAATTTTAGTCGTCTCGATAACGCGAAACTTATCCTCCGTGGAGTTGAAAAGGGTGAATTAAGACCATCAAATCAAGATGTGTATGTGTATGCCGTAAATTACAATGTGCTCAGGATTAAGGACGGTTTAGCCGGAATTTTATTCGGCAACTAATGTATAAATGGGAAAGCTTGTACGTGCTGGTCAAATTTTTGTAACCAGTCTAGATGCAACACCCAGAGAGTCTGATATTTTAACAGGACTTGCGAGTATTGATGCTGGTGAGATCACAGCAGATGAAATTCAAGTAGCGAATTTGAAGATTACTGGTGAGTTGACATCTACGTCCGATACAACTCAATTTGCGGGTACTACAAATGTAAATCGTCTCACGGCCACCCAGGTTGGTATAGGCACAGATAACCCAATTAACGATCTTCAAATTGGTACTAATAGTTTAATTGTTAATCGAACTGTTCAGAACTTGGTAACTGTGCAGGGTAACGTGGTGAGTACGAACCTATTCGCGACCGATACTTTCAAGACGACAAACGATAAATTCTTGGTTGATGCCACAGCTTCTAACGTATTAACAATTGATGGCAACGTGGCGTCCACTAATGCTACGATAACTAAACAATTGACAGTTGGTACAGATGTTACCGCGGGTACTGATTCCAATGTAGCCGTTTTTGAAAATGGTAATGTCGTTGTTCGTGACGGATTTTTACGGGTATTTGGAAATGTTGATATCAGCGGTAATTTAGCTATTACCGAAATTCCGTCGTACACGAGTGTTGACAATCTTGTCGTGTCAAACGCTGTCATACAAATGGGTAAGGGTAACAACGGGACATATGATATGGCTGTACTCATGAGAGATGGTGCCCCGGATACTGGTAATGTATTCTTGGGGTATACACACGCCGACGACCAGTTTAAACTTTCTAGAACGTACGGTACTCCCGAAGATGCAAACTTTACCATGGATTCGGCAAATACCGTTAATCTTCATGTATTTGGTGATGTGTATACACAAAACAACGTAGGTATTGCAAATACATCACCAGCATTTTCCCTTTCCGTGGGTTCTAATGTGTATATCAATGATGTGGCATCATCCTCGGCTAATGTTCTACATGCGAATGGATATGGTTTCTTCGAGGGTTTGAGAATTGGTGATGACGGGCTGACGGTGGGTAGCCTGATTACTCTTGATGCCGATGCAGCTATACCTATGGTAGTAGCGTCAAAGATTCAATCACACGCTATTCAAACGACTGGTGCGACCCCGTCGGGTATAGCGAATACTAATTCTACAAATATGTTGTCGATCGGTGATAAAATATTCATTAACGCAGATTCTGCTAACCTTATCACGGTGCTTGGTAATACAGCGACTGGTCGTCTCATCACACAATCAATTTTGGTTCAGGATTTCATCGAAGTAGAGGGTGAATCTGGTATTTCGTCTGCGGCGAATGTTATTATTCATGGTGACATCTCGGGTGAAGATTCAACCGCGAATACTGTGAGTTTTCGGTGTGGACCACTGACGTCAAATATAAGTGCGATTGAACTCAAGGGTGCGAAAACATCTGCGAATAGTCAAACCATCGTATTCAAGACTCGAAATACGGAAAGAATGCGGGTAGCTTCAGACGGCAAAGTGGGTTTATCCAATACTGAACCGAGTGAACTTTTAACTCTCGGTGGTAATCTTAAATTAAACGGAAGTAATGCAGCTATATTAGGTAGTGATACAAACTATTTGAAAGCTTTTACGGATATCACAGGTAATCAAACGAGAATTGAAAACCGTGTGGGGAGTGGTAAAGGTCTTAGCTTTTACGCGAGTACCACCGGTACTATGGGAACACCAAAGTTAACCATATTAGAATCGAGTAATGTGGGTGTAAATACGATAAATCCGGAGGGTATTTTACACACAAATGGTGGAACGGTGTTTATCAATGATCAAGTCGCTAATAGAGGAACCACGAGTCATCTTGATACACCCTTAGTAGTATCCAATACAACTGCAATTGTTGGTATTTCGGATTTTAATAACGTAATCCAATTGGCTCGTGAAGGTGGTTCTGGTAGGGATGGTGTAAGAAGTATTTTCAAAATGGGGAAGCACGATCTTTCCAGTGGAACCTCGCGTTCTCAGTTGAATTTATCGTTAGCGAGTGATGATTATGAAACAGAGAGTCATGTCATGACATGGCGAAGTAATAAGCGGGTGGGGATTGGTACTACCACACCCACAGCCCATTTGGAAATTCTTGGAACAGGTATAGGAAATTTTAATACAAATGGTTTACTCGTTCATAATATTGAAGGTACTCCGGGTGATGCGATTATGGCTGCGAGAACGAGTAGTCTCAATTCAAATGCATTTGCTTCGTTTGCACAGACGGATGGAGATACCGGGTCATCTATTGCTAATCCGGTGGGATATTCCGTGGGTTTAGCGGGTGCACTTCGAAATGGTACACGCGTGGCAGATTTTAGAATTACCAAAAACCCAAATGTAATCGATGAATCTGGAACTGTTCAATTATTCATAGATGGTGCCAACGGAAATATGGGAATAGGTACCGATATACCCCGTGATTCTTTGGAAGTCAATGGTAATGTCGTTATAGGTAATAAACTTTCGTTTACTGGTGTATCTTCAGACGAATTCGGTAATACGTTCATCACAGAACGACTATACGATAGCCTTGGTAAATCCGAACTTGTCATATTCAAGGGTAATGATCGAACAGGTACCGCCGCCCCAGATAGGATTCGGTCAATAGCGGCCGAACATCTTTTCCAGACGTATAACACAACTTTACCATCTTTATCTACTAACCAAATTCAATCCGCTTTAAACGGTGATGGTTCGGTGGTATCACGTGCGATGACTATAACTCCTTCAGGTGTAGTCGTTATAGGAGCTTTACCTTTAGATGATCAAGGTGAATTAGACGTAAGTAGTGCTACTCGATTTTATGTCGGTGGTGGTCTCGAGTTCGCACAGGATCAGTCGTTGAAGTTTGGTGCTTTAGATATTTTTACAGCTGCGGTTGGTCCAGTAAATTTAATAGAATCTATTGGAAATGCACCTCTAGTTTTCCGACAAAAGGTATCGGGTACAAGTACTGAATATGCACGATTTACAAACGAAGGTCTCGTGGGTTTCGGTACAAATTCACCCGAATCAAATGTTCACATTTATTCCGATGCGACCGGTGATATAGATATACTCAAACTCCAAAATCCAGGTACAAATAACAAGGTTGGATTAACACTAAACACGAATGATAATTACGGCGGTTACGTGAGGGGTTTTAGTGACTCCACCCATTCCGTACATGGTACGGTGATAGGTGCTGTGAACAATGGTGCCGAAGGTGATGGTATACACATCATACACACATCGAATGTGGGTGTGGGTACAGTAAATCCAAGTGAGCACTTCACGGTGTATAACGGTACGGCTCGTTTAGAACATGCGACGAGTAACGCCATTCTCGAGTTCAAGACGACCGGTGGAGTGTCCAATATCTATGGTGACCACACTGGTAATGTGTTTGTCGACCCAGTTAGAAGTTTTATCGTGAATAGCGATACTGAAATTGTCGGTGACCTTCAAATCGATGGTAAAATTGATTTGGGTAACCAAGTCGCTGTGGACCTAGGTGGTGTGGATGCCACTACAGCACTTGAGGTCGGTGGTGGATTTATTTCCAACTCGAATGAAGTCGCATGTAAACGATACTCAAAAACATTTACACGTACAAATCAAGAAAGTCAGGATGTACAGCTACGATTCAATAATAATTCATTTTATGCTAAGATTGTCGCCATCTTGAGATCTGATTTTAATGTGAATGATATGAGTACTTTAGTCATAGAAGTTCAAGGTGGTACACGTGATGGAGCGACCCCATCTGAAAACATAACGATGGGTAATAAAAGTCTTTTCGGTGGTGGTAACTTACACCCATGGAATCCCACAGTTACGACAGGTAAAAATGGTATTCTTTTCGCCCCAGAAGTTACATCGGGACGTACGTATTATTATGACCTTTTTGTCGAAGTCATAACATCCGTGGGTGGTAAGTTGGTAGAAGTTCGAACAAATAACCCAGCTACTGATAATTTCTCAGGAACACAATTGGTAACGTTTACTCATTAAATTTACTACGAGGGAGTACCCCGCGGTAGATTCAACATTTATGCCCTGATGGAATCAGAGATGGCTAGTGCGACTACGCCAACAATGAAAGCCATGATGACGTAATTCATTTCAGTTTCTTCACGACCGACCTGAGACTTTGCAGGTTCGGCCTTGGCCTCGGCGACAACTTCTTGCTGTCGAACGGGAGGCTCGAGCTCCTCAAGCGGACAATACGCTATCATTTATATATATTTAGAGATTAATTTCGGTCTTCTTCTTTCGACGAGTTCTTTTGGGTTTGGCTCCACCAACATTAACTTCTTTGACTTCACCACCTGTAGAATCTCCTGATACGGAAATGATATCGGAGAGATCATCCTCCTCTTCCATGATGGGATCAACCGAATTTGATTGTCCCATGGTGGTGTTCATAGGGGGTGGTGGGGGCATCATGATATTACCCATCAAATTCGAAATGTCCATACCCGGTCCCTGCATTTCGTATTGTCCCGTACCTCCTACAGGTGCGTCCACAGAGGGACCTCCCGGTGCGCGTGTGGTATTCTGTACAGCCGACATCATATTCTTAACAAGGTCTGGGTTCTGTTTGATGACATCATTCATGTTTGGCATTACCGACTTGAACATACTATTGGTCAAATGGAACATCATTGCAGAACCACCGAGCATCATGATAAGCTTGACCTCTGGTGCAACGTTAACCTTCGAGCGGTACTTCACATACAGTTCTTCAAAGACTCCATCATAGTCGTCAACATTCTCCATCACAGACTCAGACCAACCCTCGAGTTGAACCTCAAAGGGGTTGTATCTCTTATTAAGAAACTCAAGCCCTGTTACACATGCGATGAGCATACGCCTCGAAAACCGAACAGATTGTTCTACATCTATGCTATACGTGATACGCTTAACCTCTGATCTGAGTTCATCAACCCCCGAGTATGCATTCAGTCGTTTGTTCACAGCGAACCCCTTCTTTTCTAACCGTCCAAGTTTATTAACAAGATCTGCCTTTTCCTCGTCAATCGATGTATACCCCTTGGAAGGTTGTTCCGCCTGTTCACCCGGCCCTGGCCCCATGGGTTCGTCATCGAACATCATCGGTTCATCTTCCCCGTAATCAATCTCTTCATCTTCCCTATTCTGAACTGGAACACTCTGTTTGTTGGGATTTACAAAAGCATCCATCGCTTCTTGGTGTTGGGCAGTTCCAGGTCTTTGCATTGGTCGTGTGGTGGGTCTGGGTACCGGCTTCGATCGAGGAGCGGAAATTTGAATCTCATCCATGAGTGCCTGCTCATCAGCATCTAATTTCATCACATTCGTTTGACCCCTGTCGAGTACGATTTCTTCGTCCATCTACTCTCTATGTAGAAACTAAGAAAATGTCTTTAACGCACTTCAAAAATTATATATGTCTATTATAAATGTTCAAACTCAATCTCAACCGCGCCGATCGTAACGCTCTCGTGGCGATGACCGTGTTGATAATTCTCATCACCATTCTTGGTTTCATGAATGTACGAAGCTCTAAGTACCAACCCAGGCCAATTACTATTACACCCGTCAGTGAGGAGTCTCTTTTTGACCTCAAGTCTGATGTTGAGTGTGTTGCTGGTGGGGGCAAAAAGGATAGCCCTTACTCGGTTGGTCTCACTCCAGGTGGTCTCTGTGGTGCACAGGAATTAGTCGGTGCCCATGCTGGTTATGAGATCGCGGACGGAATCGGTGGATCTTTAATCTAAGCTAATTATAAATATGGCCCTGATTACATCGCCAACGGAAATGATTCCCGACCTTAATTATGAATATCACACCATCACTATTGATAGTGTGGGTCAGGGTAATGCAAATACTTTTACTTGTCATCTTCAGCAACCCCTGAAGAATGTGGTTCAGGCTAGACTTGTAGGTGCGCGAATCAATACGACTACAGCCACTGAACACTGTTACATATCTATAAATGAACTTGACTCCATTTTCTCCGACAGGGCCTCCAATGTTCTCACAGGTCAATCATCCTTGAGCATTCTTAGAAACTCATTCGCTAGTCTCGTCACTGCCGATGATACAGGTATAATAAGTTTTAAAGATGACTACCCCGTTGCAACACAATACGTAAACCCAATTCGATCGATCGATAGATTTACTGTAAATATACGGGATCAGGACGCAAATCTTGTAACTCCCCCAAACCCCGCCGAGAATAACTTTTTAGTTCTTCGTTTCGTTTGTAGAAAACCCAACCTGTAATTTTTCTCCCCTTAAATTAGTATTACCATGTCTGCCGGTGTTGTTCAATTGATTGCCATAGGAGCCCAGGATAAATTTATCGTGGGTGATCCTCAAATATCTTTCTTCAGTTCAACATTCAAACGCCATGCTAATTTTTCACAATCCGTTGAAAAACAAACAATCCACGGAGCGGTGAAAAACAATTCTATGTCCAGTGTTCAGTTCGAGAGATCGGGTGATCTTCTCAATTACGTGTATTTTACGATGGATAACAATACAGAGGCTCTCGACACCCAAAGATGGGATAACATTGTCGAGAAGGTTGAACTTTTGATTGGTGGTTCTGTTATAGACACTCAAGATGCTGTGTTCACTGAGAATATTGCCGTCGATACGTTCGCCCAAAACGTTTCTAAGAGTGCACAAGGTACCCACCCAGGTATTTCTGCTCGTTCGTTTTTTTACCCTCTAAGGTTCTTTTTTTGTGAGACGCCACAGTCTTCGTTGCCGCTCGTAGCCTTAAACTATCATAACGTGGAGCTTCGCATCTATTGGGGTTCTGCCGCTACTAATAAAAATATTGAAGCTTTCGCAAATTATATTTATTTAGATAACGAAGAACGTAGTCAGGTCATTTCACGTAAACATGATATGCTGATAACACAAGTTCAGAAGAACGTCGCTTCCGGGACGACCATTCAAGAACTTACGTTTAATCACCCGGTGAAGTACATAGCCTCATCCAATACAACAACCGATAGCGCACTCACTTCGGCGACAAACAGAGTGAAACTAAATATAAATGGTATCGATTTAAGCAATTATAGATGGGGTAAACCTCATTTCATTGATGTGATGCATTATTATCACACAAACTTTGTGGCATCCCCAGATTTCTTCTTGTATCCATTTTGCTTATCTACAAGTTCACACCAGCCGACTGGTACACTGAATTTCAGTCGTATCACTTCAGCAAAGATTATGAGCGAATCTGCGGATATCCTCGACCCTATATACGCAATAAACTACAACATATTACGAGTTGAAAATGGAATGGCAGCATTGCTTTACGCAAATTAAAAATGCCATTGTATATTAAATGGTCAAGAACTTGCCGACGGTGGAGCGGTCCACCAAAATCAGGTTCGGTAAAAATTGTACCAATGACCAGGCAGAAAACACAGTCGTGTTCAATGCGAGTAACGTTGAAATAGATGCTGCATTTGAAAATTCTATCTACATGACACCCCTGCGTTTAAGAACAGATCTTTCAGATAGAAATATAACTGTATTGGCGTATAATCGAGTGACTAAGGAAATTATGGACTCCGATGCCATCGCGGAGGATATTCTTAATTTCACTCTCGAGGCAGCTGTACAGAACGGAAACGTGACATCAAATACAGTTTCATTTAATAATACCGCGACAGGTTTTACAACCTTTTCAAATGTGGGTATTGCAAACGCTGCACCGGTGGATACTCTTTCAGTGGGTTCAAAAGTTTTTGTAAATCAATCTGCGACTGATACACTTCGAGTTCTGGGAAACACATACATTCAAAACAGTTTGGTGGTCGATGGAGATGCGACATTTAATGGTCTCGTCACAACTTTACATTCCAATAACACGACCATAACCGACGCTCTCATAGAACTTGGAAAGGATAACACTGGAAGTGATTCAACTTTAGATCTTGGTCTTCTTTTAAATCGCCCCGGTTCAAATGTGGGGGTTGGGTTTCGGGAAAATTCAAAAGAATTTGCCATCGGGTACACAACTTCGAGTGCGTCGGGTCATACCATTACCCCTCTTACGAGTGAAGATATAAACGTACATGTGTACGGTCAATTATTTACACAATCAAACGTGGGTATCATAAATACATCCCCCATACACACTTTAGATGTGGGTTCGAATCTTTTCGTGGACGAATTTGGTTCAAATATTTTGAATGTTATTGGAAATACAGATATTTCTGGGGTTTTGAGTGTAGGTGGAAATACTTTAATTGATAGCAAGATAGGTGTTAAAACCGACTCACCAGATGCCGAATTACACGTCGTGGGAAACGCGTACGTGAGTTCTAATCTTACCATCGATACAAATACATTACACGTTGATGCAGTCACAAATCGTGTCGGTATTAACCAATTGTATCCCACCAAGGATTTGGATGTCAACGGAACGATAGCCGCCACCCGGCGTGTTGATAATTCCGGGTATGATCGTTTACTCATAGGTACAGATACAGGTACAACTCTTCATTCAAGTTCAAATGCGCATCTCATTTCTTTGGGGTACAGAGCTGGGTATGATCGTCAACAATCTAATTCTGTAGCGATTGGTTATCAAGCGGGTAGCGTTACACAAGCAGAATCTTCCATAGCCATAGGTGAAAGATCTGGTGAAACTAACCAAGGGAATAGTTCTATCGCCATAGGTGAAAAGGCTGCCTATGAAAATCAAGCGGCATCTTCCATTGCCATCGGTGAAAACGCTGGTGGCCAGGATCAATTGGGTAATTCGATCGCCATAGGTAAAGATGCTGGTAGCCAAAATCAGGGTCAAAAATCCATCGCTATAGGTGATGGTGCGGGTAAGTTTAATCAAGGTGAGGGTGCCATAGCTATAGGGTACTACGCGGGATACCCAACAGGTCAAGCTGCGGGATCTGTTATCATCAACGGTGGTACGGATGGTGGGGGTTTCAATAATACCACCACACAAAACGCACTTTTCGTAAACCCCGTGAGAAATGTGAACAATTCCAACATTCTCATGTACAACGCAGTTTCAAAGGAATTTACATACGGTAACACAATACATAATAATGTTCACGTTTCAAATAATTTCACTGTGGATACGGATACTTTATTTGTTGATTCAGTGAACGACTCGGTTGGAGTCGGGACGGCGACACCCGATGCTAATCTTCACGTGGTTGGTAATACATACATAACTTCAAATCTCACGGTTGATAATAACACTTTACACGTAGATACAGTAAAACATTTTGTGGGTATTGAAACGAATTTCCCCGACGCAACGTTACAAGTTATGGGAAATACATATATTTCTGAAGATCTCACCGTCGATACAGATACTTTCCATGTCGACTCTGCGACGAATTCTGTGGGTATTGAGACGAAAACACCACAAGCCAATCTTCACGTCGTAGGTAATACATACGTGAGTGCCAATTTAACTGTGGATACTGATACTTTTCACGTGGACACGACGACACATAGTGTGGGAGTCGAGACAAAGAACCCTCAAGCTAATCTTCATGTGTCCGGTAATACATACATATCAAATGACCTCACGGTAGGTACAAACTTTACGGTCGACACGGATACATTATATGTCGATTCTGGAACAAATTCGGTGGGTATTGAAACAAATTCACCTGATGCGAATCTTCATGTGGTTGGTAACGTCTACGTGTCGTCTAATTTAACTGTGGATACAGACACTTTACATGTGGACACGGCGAGACATCGTGTCGGAGTCGAGACCAAATTCCCCGATGCTAATCTTCACGTTTCCGGTAATGCTTATGTATCGTCCACCGATACCTCCACTTCTAAAACAACGGGTGCCCTCATTATTGCTGGTGGTTTAGGTATCACGGGTAATATTCACGGAAACCACGCCAATCTAGAAGATGTAGAGGCGGATAGTATTACCGTCACGGATACCACAGCGACTTCGTCTAAAACAACTGGTGCTCTCAAGGTTTCTGGTGGTTTAGGTGTCGTAGGTAATATTCATGCGACACATGTTAATTTTGAAGATGTAGAAGCAGATAGTGTCAATGTGACCGATTCAACTGTATCTTCTTCTAAAACAACCGGTGCTCTCAAAGTCACCGGTGGTGTAGGTATAACTGGTGCGTTATTTGGTTCTACGGCTGAACTAGATGGTATTACTAAGGTAACTAACAGTACAGCATCTTCGAGTAAAACCACTGGTGCTCTCGTCGTCACAGGTGGTTTAGGTATAACTGGTGCTATACATGGAAGTGCGGTGAATTTTGAAGCAGCTGAACTTGACAGTCTTCATGTAACCAATACAACTTCTACAACTTCTAAGACCACTGGCGCTGCGCGTCTAGCTGGTGGTTTAGGTGTTGCTGGTAATATTCACGCGACACATGTCAATTTTGAAGATGTAGTGGCTGATAGTCTAACTATCGAAGATACAACCTTATCCACATCCAAAACTACCGGATCGGTAATCGTCGCGGGTGGTATAGGTGTCACGGATAATGTATACGCATCTAGGTTCGTTGGTGATGGTGGACTTCTTTCAAATATCGCAACAAATTTACAATCCATTTCGGAAAATGGAAATACAACTTCTAATACTATTCAATTCACGGGTACAGATACAAGTTTCATTTCAAGTGGAAAGATCGGCGTAAAAACCGTGGCACCTGCAGCCGATTTAGAAGTCACAGGAAATGCACACATCTCTTCAGATGTGACTCTCGGTAGTAATATTTCCATCGCTGGTCTTACGACGAATAAATTCCCCATAGTCGGTACAAATGATTTCTTAGAAGATTCAATCATAAGTAAATCGAGTGACAATATTGTCATCACCGGTGGTTTACAGGTAACCGGTGATATCATTCAAAATGGTAACGTGTTTGTTGTGAACTCTAATAATACCGTCATCCAAGATCGTATTCTGACCCTCGCGAATAATAACACCCAAACTGCCCTCGATGTGGGAATACTCATGGAGTATCCCGGACATAATATCGCTATAGCTCATCATGGTAATGAAACACCCGAACGTCTTTCCATCGGGTATACACAAAATAGTTTTGTAGATACAGCTATTAACCCCGATAGTAATAACGTAACCCTAGATGTTTTGGGTAACCTCCAAGTTCAAAATAATTTTACAGTAGATACGAGTACTTTCCATGTAGATTCAGTAAACAATCGCGTGGGTGTACTCACGGCAGCTCCCGCGTATACACTAGATGTTCATGGTAACTCGAATGTGGCTGTCGCCCGTTCCAAATCTTCGGTGGTGACAGATGCTACCGCCTCTACAACTAAAACAACTGGCGCCGTTACAGTGATAGGTGGTATAGGTGTGGGTGGTGACATTCACGCGTCAGATGTCAATTTTGAGAATGCGACACTTGATAGCGCAATCATTCAAAACACTACAGCCGCTACAAGTAAAAGTTCAGGTGCTCTTCAAGTTGCGGGTGGAACGGGTATAACAGGAGCCTTATTCGGTTCCACAGCTGAATTTGATGGAATCACAAAGGTAACTAATGGCACAGCTTCTTCAGCCAAGGGGAATGGTGCCCTGATTGTTAGTGGTGGCCTAGGTGTCACGGGTGCTATATACGGAAGCACGGTAAACTTTGAGGGTGCCGAGGTAGATAACCTCACTGTTACTGATACAACCGTAGCAACTTCCAATACGAACGGTGCAGTCACTATAGCGGGTGGTCTCGGTGTCATAAAAGATATTTACGCGGCACAATACTATGGTGACGGTAGTCAACTCACAGGACTCGTGACGACTCTCGAAGATGTGGCAAATAACGGAAATACCATGTCTAACGTCATTCAATTTAACAATAATCAAAGTCTTTACGATACAAGTTTTGTGACGACTGGTAAAGTTGGTATTAAAACAGCGACCCCGGTGTATGATCTTCAAGTGACTGGTAATTCATACATTTCCTCAAATGTCACTGTAGATACAAATACTTTCCATGTAGATGCGGTAAACAACAAGGTTGGTGTGGGTACAACTGAGCCCGATAAAACCTTACACGTTCAAGGTGATATTAAATTCACTGGAACGTTATTTGAGGATGATGCTCCATTTGTGACTTCTCCTTGGGTCACTACGGGTACAGACATTTACTACAACGTAGGGAACGTGGGTTTCGGTACAAACGCCAACGTGGATGCCAACGTTCATGTCAATGGAAATGCGTACGTGTCTTCAAATATACACGTGGGTCCAGGTGGAAATAACACATCAATCCTTGGTTACGCCGCTGTAGGATACGCGGGTGAGACGAATCACGCGTCATTCGCACACACCGATAATAATACATCTACTAACTATGCACTTAAACAAACTTCCAGTGGGCCAACACATCTCAATACACCAGCTTCTCAACACATTGGTTTTTCAGTGAATAATGTCGAGAAAGCTAGATTCACTGGGGATGGTGATCTAAAAGTTGGTTCTAATATTCTGTACGTAGATGCATCTGAGGCGAGTGTTGGTTTGGGAACTGCGACACCCAGTTCCAACCTTCACGTGGTTGGTAACGCTTACACATCTTCGGAATTGTCCGTAGGTTCAAACGTGTATATAACTAACGGTCTGATCACAAATACAGCGGGGTACACTAAAAAAACGTACAGTCTTTCTAGAACTGTTGGTGTGGGACACGGAACACCTTCGATCGATATAAACTTCACTTCAAACATTTTTTATGCAAAAATTACTGCACAGCTCATAGATGGGCTCGCCACTACAGAAGATATAAGCACCATGATTTTAGAAGTATCCGGTGGTAAAAGGGATGGAAGTACACCATCTAGAAACATTTCCATAGGTACTAAAAATATATTCGGAAGTGTTTTAAATCCAAATCCGTGGAGTTCTACCGTGGCGGTGGATAAGAATAAAATTACACTCGCGACGACAATAGCACTAGACGCTCAGGATGGGTACGATATTTTTATAGAGTACATGAGTCGTGCTTCTGTTGACGATGGTAGAGTGGTTTCCATAGTAGATACCGCACCAACACCCGACCTTACACATACATTCGGGTACTAAACATTTATTCCAATGATTAACCAAAATCTTATAGACGAAAAAGGTGTATAAGATTTTCTCAGGTACTATTAAATGGTAAAGACTAATATCCAAACATTCACTGGTGAAGTCGAAATTTTAAGTAACCTACATGTGGGTTCCTATTTGACAGCAAACGGTGACGCCTCAAATGTTTTGGACGTCACCGGTAATGTAGGAGCTTCATTTTTTGTAGGTGATGGTGGTTTAATTTCTAATATCGCCACGACACTCAGTGATATCGTCGATCAAGGAAATTTAGTGGCGAACGTTGTACAGTTTAACGCTCCACCCGCTGCTTATGCGGGTGTAGGTATCGTCACAGCGAGTAACGTTGGTATTCAAAATGCTAATCCATTGAATACTCTTAGTATTGCCGATAAAATCATAATCGATAAAGATGTTTCCGAGCCCTCTACGACTATGAATGTACACGGTAAAGTGTACGCGAGTCGCTTCGAGGGTGATGGTGGTCTTCTCTCAAATATTGCAACAACTCTCGAAGCTATTATTAATCAAGGAAACGTCTCCGCGAATGTTGTCAAATTTAGTTCTGCTACGGATTATGCAGGTGCTGGTATGGTTACCGATAGTAACGTCGGTATTCAAAATACAGCCCCTGTTTTTAATTTAAGTGTAGGTTCAAATGTGCACATAGATGATGAAGGCTCGAATGTATTGACTATTCATGGTAACGTCTCCGCGAGTAATTTGAACTTGGGTGTTTTTACAGTGTCAGCTTCACATGGTTTAGATCAGGTTTGTGCGGAGAGTAACGTAGTCACGCGCCCCGTGCGGTTTTCTAACGTGATTACCGCTGTTTCTGCAGTTTCTAATATTGAATCCGCGGGTACATTCATCTCTACGGATGCAGAAAGGGGTATAGATGTTGCGTCTAATATCGATATAGGTGGTCGACTTAAGTTTGACACAAATGTATTTGTGGATACCCTCCGCATCGCCGACGTGGCTTCCAATATCGTAACATACGATCGAGCGACTGGTGAACTCACAGATTCTTCGGGAACTTTCATGAATAAGTTCGCCGTTGTCTCTGAACAACCCCCTTCGGACTTTTTTGCAAATACGA